ATATATATAGATCAATTCAACGAGTTCTGGGAATTAGTAAGTAATAAAGTCAGTAAAGGACAGGCTTATAAGAATTATCAACGATTAGAGAAGGAATGGGCATTACAACCAAAGGAATTAGCTAAACATTACAACGATTACTACAATTCTATTCCAGAAAAGAAATACGCAAAACAACCTGCATTTTGGTTATCTGCTGAAAAGTATTTAGATGAAAAACCAAAAGAATATAACAAACAAGAGGAAGAAGATTATAAATTAAAATCTTATATTGATATGTTTCGTAAAGGAATAAGATTACCGATCTGGAGTAAGCAAGACTTAGACAAACTTGAAGCACTTGCAAAACAATCAGATTAAACTATCTTTCAGACATGGAACATGAGCCACAACCAGAACACTATTTAATTGTTGAGGAGAGTGATGGTACATTCTCAGCTTTTATTAGATATGCAAACTTTGACAGCAAACAAGATGCTGAAAAGGGTTTACAATTAGTAATGGATCTCATGGGGTTTAAGTTACAACCAAATATCACATATCATTAATGGCAAGACCTAAAGAATATAATATCAATCCAGAAGAAATAACCAAACTAGCAAGTTATGGATGTACTAATACTGAGATAGCTGATTTCTATGGATGTGATGAAAGCCTCATTAGAAAGAGTTATTCCGAATATCTGAAAAAAGGTAGAAGTGAAGGTAAAATCAGATTGAGAAAGATACAATGGGGCATAGCTGAGAAGGGTAATGCAGTTATGGGTATTTGGTTAGGTAAGAATATATTAGGTCAATCAGACAATGGAATGATGGAAGATGATGACTCACCATTACCATTTAATGTAGAATAGTGCCATTATCTAAAGCACAAAAAGAAGTATTTAGTTCTGAAGCTAGATTTAGAGTTCTTATTACAGGAAGAAGATTTGGGAAAACATTTCTGGCCCTAAATGAATTAGCTAAGTTCTCACGATATCCAAGAAAGAAGGTCTGGTATATAGCACCGACATTTAGAATGTGTAAAGATATTATGCTTGATCCATTAGTAGAGAAAATGACTAAACATAAGTGGATCAGCAAAGTAAACTATTCTGATCTATCTATCACACTTAAAAACAAATCATTAATTCAGCTAAGATCATCTGATAACTTTAACTCACTTAGAGGAGTTGGGTTAGATTTCATCTGTATGGACGAGTTCTCTGATGTAGATGAGAGAGCATGGTATGAAGTTCTTAGACCTACACTATCTGATAAATCCAGAGAAGGATCAGCTTTATTCTTAGGAACACCGAGAGGCTTTGGTAATTGGAGTTACAATTTATTTACGAAGAACGAAACAGATAAGAATTGGGAGTCATTCCAATATACTACTTTAGATGGTGGTCAAGTATCACAAAATGAAATAGACCAAGCTAAGAACGACTTAGATGATAGAACATTTAAACAAGAATATATGGCATCATTTGAGAAGTATTCTGGTCAGATATATTACAACTTTGATAGACAAGAGAATGTCATAGACGAATATGAAACAACAACTAACTCAATTCATATTGGGATAGATTTTAATATTGATCCTGTATCGGCTGTTATATCAGAAGTAAAACAAGATAACCTGTATGTGTATGATGAAATTGTCATTTACAGTAGTAATACTGATGAACTTGTCGAAGAAATCAATAGCCGCTACTCTGGAAAACATATCTTTGTATATCCAGATCCTGCATCAAAGCAAAGAAAAACAAGTGCAGGTGGAAGAACAGATTTAAGTATTTTGAAAAACGCAGGATATAATGTAAGAGTTAGGAACGCACACCCATTAATTCGAGATAGAATTAATGCAGTTAATACGAAACTAAAGAATGCAAAAGGATTGCGAACATTATTTATTGCAAATAACTGTAAGAATATGATAAAGAGTATAGAACGACAAATTTATAAAGAAGGAACGAGTTTGCCAGATAAGGAAAACAATTACGATCACATGAATGATGCACTAGGATATTTAGTTGAATTTTTATACCCCATTAAAAGAGATTTTAAACCTGCACCACCTAAGAGGTTTAGCTAATGGCTAATTATACAAGAGATTTTCTAACTACCAGACATGACGATTATGAGTCAAAGTTTGGTGATTGGAACTTTCATCTATTATCTTATCTAGGTGGTCAAGACTATCAGAATGGTTATCTACTCAACAGATATGTATTAGAAACTGATGAAGAATATAATAAAAGGCAAAACAACACCCCTATTGATAATCACTGCAAAAATGTAGTTCAAATCTATTCATCATTTCTATTTAGAGTTCCACCTACAAGAAACTATGGCAGTCTATCTGGAGATGAACAATTAGAGAACTTTATAAAAGATGCAGACTTAGATGGTAGATCATTTGACAATATAATCAGAGAAATGCAAATCAATGCATCTATCTATGGTACTTGTTGGGCAATCATGGATAAACCTGCTGTTGTAACACAAACCAGAGCAGAAGAAATACAGCTAGACATTAGACCATATCTATCTGTTTATACCCCAGAGAATGTCTTAAATTGGACTTTTGATAGAATGATAAACGGAAGATACCAACTGTCTACATTAACCCTATTAGAAAACCTAGAGAATGATGTAGCAACTATCAGAGTTTGGACAAAAGAAGATATATCCACATTCATTGTTAAAGATTTTAGTAAAGGCTATTCTACATCAAAACCAACACTAGTAGATGAAATACCTAATATGATTGGTGAGATACCTGCTGTTATTTTATATAATCAGAAATCTCAAAAGAGAGGTATTGGTGTTAGTGATTTACAAGATGTAGCTGAACTACAGAAAGCTATTTACAATGATTACTCCGAGATAGAACAATTAATCAGATTATCTAATCATCCTAGTTTAGTGAAAACACCGAATGTAGAAGCTAGTGCAGGTGCAGGATCTATCATTGAGATGCCAGAAGATTTAGACTCCAATTTAAAACCTTATATCATTCAACCTAGTTCTCAATCATTAGATGGCATCATGTCAAACATAGAGATGAAAGTAGATGCTATTAACAGAGTAACTCATATGGGATCAGTAAGAGGTACAGAAAAAACTATTAATTCTGGTATAGCATTACAAACAGAGTTTGAATTATTGAATGCTAGACTATCAGAGAAAGCAGACTATTTAGAGAATGCTGAAGAACAGATATGGAAGTTATTTGCTAAGTGGCAAGATAAGGAATTTGATGGTGAAATAGATTACCCAGATAGCTTTAATCTCAGAGATTATGCTGCTGATTTACAATTCTTACAAGTAGCTAAAGCATCTGGAGTTGTGTCAGATACATTTGCAAAAGAAGTAGATAAACAAATAGCAAGAGCAGTTGTAGAAGATGATGAAAAGATTGCTGATATAGACAATGAGATAGAAGCAAAACCTAGACCTATTGGTCAATTCTCAACACCTGCAATAGAGGGTGAAGAAGTTGCCGAAGAGTAAAAAACGCAAAGTTCCTAAAGATAAAAAAACAGGTGTACCGAAGAAGTATTTATCTGGTCTTAAAAAAGAAGATGAACGAAAGAAAAGAGCCAGACTCATCAAACGAGTATCAGCATTATACAAAGCAGGGAAACGCATACCTGCATCATTACTAAAAGCAAGGACTAAAGCATAATGGCAGTCAGAAGAAAACCCTTATCAGCAGCAGTACAAGCAACACTTAAAAGAAAAGCTAAAGCATCTAAAAGATATACTTATGGAACATTAGCTAAAGTTTATCGTAGAGGACAGGGTGCATTCTTATCAGCAGGGAGTAGGAGAGTTCCTATGGCAGCTTGGTCAATGGGTAGAGTTAATAGCTTTCTTAGAGGATCAAGGAAGCATGATTTAGATTTAAGAAAGAAAAAGAAATAATGGTCAAAGTAAACTCTATTTTAAACATCATTAAAGACCTTAAACCAAGACAACAAAAGACTATGAAAAGTCATGCCAGACACCACAGTTTAAAACACATGAGATCAATGGCTAGATCCATGAAGAACGGAAAGACCTTTGGTCAAGCACATACTTCAGCTATGAGATCAGTAGGTAAATAATGGCTACTTATAAAGGTAGATCAGTTAAGCTAAATAAACCTTTTAGAACACCTAATAAAAGCAAGAAGTTCGGAGTCTATGTTAAAGATAGATCATCTGGAAATGTCAAGATAGTACGATTTGGTGATCCTAATTTATCAATAAAAAAGAGTATTCCTGCTAGACAAAAGAGTTTTATGGCTAGATTTAGACCTATTCTAGCTAAAGTTAAAGGTCAAAAGAGCCTATCACCTGCTTATTGGGCAGTACAATCTTGGAAAAAAAACTTTAAGATTTAGTTGTAATTCTATAAAAAATCTATACATTTTCTATATGTTAAACACAAATCAAGGAGATACTCAAATGGGTAATTTACTACTAGAAAACTTTATTAATGAAATCAATACAAAAAGAGAAGATGCTATACAAAAAGCATTTGCTCAAAGAATGGATATTGTTAATGAACAAATCAATGATATTCCAAATAAAGTTGCACTATACAACGAAATATCAAACAACAGAGATGGCTTTCAGCCTTCAGTTGCAAATGATAATGGTTTTACAACGCAGGACTTATCATACAGAAGTTTTTGGAATAATACTAAATTGTTGATTGATTTCTTTCAGTTTCCACAAATTG